TCATCCGGTGCGGCTGGATGGAAGCCATGTCGTACCATACGACAATCTCTGCGTTACGTCAAAATCCCGATAGCCGCTAACAGTTCGGTGGCGTCTTGCTCGGTCGTGAGGAGGAGCAGATTCAGCGCGTCCTGCTCGTCTTGCAGATACTGGCGCATGATAGCCGCCGCCGATTGTATATCCTCGCTCAGGTTTTGACGTGTTAAAATCTCTCGATCTAACCGGGCCAGTTCGCGTTCCAGCGCACTGATCGCGATTAGGTCTTGGCTGTAGTCGTAGATTTTCTTGGCTGCGCGTTTGACGACTGGCCGATCTGAATCCGCCAGGACAGCCCGCGCGGCTTCGATCTCAATAGGCAGCGCAAAACTAGATTCACGACGCGCCCGCTCGTTGGCCCAGCCTTTAGCACCAGCCCCAGCCGCACCGCCGGGACCGCCGCCGCCTGAATCTGGCGGCGCGATGCCAGGTTGATTGAATAGTAGTAAGAGGCTCAATGCCGCGCCCTACGTAACCTGAAGAAGCTTATTTAGCGTGGTTTGCGTCTCGGCTATTTTAGCCTCAACGCTTTCAACCTGAGCCGTATCGCCCAAGGCCGCTGCGCTTCCACGTAGGGAGCTAAGGTAAACCAACCTTACTTTAGCCTGTTCGATTAGCTCGGCTATGGACATGGCTAGATCACCAACTGACGGAGCATTACGGTTGAGGTGTTAAGCAGTATGTAGATGTATTGAATGTTGGTCGCGCCGTCTGTGTAAGTGACATCAAATGCCGTGTCGCCCACAACCGCCGCACCTTGCGTGTATAGCATGGTCGTCCAACCATCCGCGCCTTGATCTGGGAAGGAGTAGCGGAACCATCGGCCTGTGGCTTCTTTTTGCATATAGAGATAGTCGCCGTTGTAAACGTACTTTGTTCCGGTCGTGAAGGTCTCGGTCGCGGGGGCATTGACAACGCCGCTGACCCAAGTGTTGAGCGCAATGTCGTACTGATCAAGCGGGTTGGATGCAGCCGCACCCCCTCGGAAGCTGTACAGGTAACGGCCATTCTTGATGGCGCTTTCGCTAGTCCAATCGGCGGGGGTAGCACCCCAAACCCAGTGACCAGACAGACCAGCGCCGGGGGCGGCAGCGCGAGCGGCGGTTGGGGCAAGTGTCGTCCATGTGTTAGCCGTGATCGAGTAGCGGTACAGGGTAACCGCGCCATTGCCCATGTAATAGATGTAGTCGTCGTTGCCTGTGATTTCGTAGACCGACGTGGCGTCGGGCGTGGTGGTCCAAGTTGCAACGGTCAAGGCGGTGGCCGTGTTGGATGCAATAGACCTGATCTGCCCCGCGCCCGTGCCGCTGATGATGCGGACCTGAGAGTTAGTCCATTGGTTTACGGTCCAAGTCTTAACGCTATTGACAAGCGTCGTAGCCGAGGCGGACGTGGCGGTGCCGGAAGCAAAAGACAAATAGTTTGTGTCTATCCAAGACGGCGTAGACATGAGCCGCCCGTCCGTTGCCAGAGTAGCAGCTAGACCCGTGATAGCTAACGTGGTCCAAGTGTTAGTGGCGAAGCAATACTTACGGAACGAACCAGCCGCCAGCGTACCCGCGCCTAAAACGTACCAAACGGGAGTGATAAGGCGATAGACCGTTGACGCTGTGAAGGCTGACGCTTGCGTGGCAACGGTGATCACGCCGTTTGCACCGACCGTGTTGCTGACCATAGGCAATGTGACGCCCGCATTAGGGCCGCTAACAATTTGAACGCTGTATCCCGCGAGGCTGCGAGCCAGTGTCTGGTTAGTGATGATCGTGCTTGTCGTGCCGCCCGTAGCCGTGAGCGTAGCCGCAGCAATGGTGGTTCCTGTAGACATTGCGCCAGCTACGCCAGCGGCACCAGCCGTAAATGTACCAGCCAAGGCGGGCGATGGCGTTTGAACCCAGCCGTCTTCGTTTGGGTTGTAAATATAGGCTACGGTAGCGGCTTGAACATAAAGCTGCTGCTGACGGAAGTGGCGTGACGAAATCATAGTTGCCGCCGCGACCGAAGCCACGGGCGCAGGCGTAACCATCTCCCAACGCTTGAGGTCAAGAATTTTGCGGTTGCCGTTGGTTGTTGCCATTTTAAGTCACCGTAATGTTGCGGCGCAGATTGTCCGCGCTCATGTGCATAAGGGATGGGACTTGGTCTGCGGCCACAAAGCCGCCGATCTGGGTTTGGTTGGTCAACGTACCCACTGTCGTGACCGTACCCACTGTCGTGACCGTAGAAAGCGTCAAGCTGCCAGAAATCACGTCGAGTGACACACGCTGACGACCAAGCAGATCGGGGATGCTTAGGCCAATGGTGCGGGACAGTGAGCCGACCGTCATGCGAAGGGCTTCGATGGCCTCAATCAGTTCGCCGGTAACGTCGTTGACCGTTACAGGGACTGGAGCCGCCCTCATCTCCGCATCTGTAAGCGGCCCTGTGACAGCGACCGGCGCAGCAATGCTAACGGGTTGGGTTGCTGGGTAGAAATTGCCCGAAACCGGCAACGGATTGCCAGACGAAACGTCGCCATCAATTACGCCGAAAGCGCCCAGCGTTAGCTTCATGCGCTGGAATTGGTTGCCGTCGATTTCTTCGGTTGCAACGCTGCCTCCAGCGCCGGGTAAGACTACGTTGTCAGCCACTATTCAATCCCCACGATGCGACCCTTTTCGCGGATCACCCGCTTGGGACGTTTGATTTCCGCAATGGCCTTGTCAGACGTTTCGCTCTGTGAAGCCGCCATCGTTTCAACAGCCGCTTGGAATCCGCGAACGCCCTCAGCCAATCCGACGACAGCATCTTTTATCACGGACCCGGCTTCAGCCAAAGACAAAACCGCTTGCGACTCAGCCTCCACCGCGTCGCTCTGGGCGGTCTCCTTCATGAGTTGGCGGATCTTGATTTCCTGCTCAAGTTCAGCGTTCCTCATATCGAGTTCACGCTTGCGCTGGGCCATTTCATCCGTTGCCGGTGCCTGTGCCGCAGCCGACCCCGAAACGCCCGCCTGTGGGGCCTCCTGAGCCGCTACGGTGCCCTCAATACCCGCCAGCGTCTCCAGCGTCTTTGCCTCGGTCAGCTTCGTGTCAGCCGCCGTCTTGAGCGCCTTGGCCTCGGCTTCCTTCGCCGCGCTTAGAAGATACTGCTGCTGAGGATCAGGCTCTTGATTCTGAGCCGCCTCAGCCATCGCCGCTGCCTCTTCCTCGTTCGGCTTGATCACGCCCATCTTAACCATCTTGGAACGGAAGTAATCGCGCACGTCGCTGATCCCTTCGCCTTCCATGTTCAACATCGTCATAGCCTGCAACACCTGGGCCGTCTCAGGATCGGTCGTGATCGCCAGCATGTTCGTCAGGCTGCGAACCGTGGAGCTGCGCTTGCTAGACGACGATGGCCCGACGTCAACCGTAATATCAAAATCGGCGCTGGACAGATCGTTCTCTGTCTCGGTCTCGCCGGTCTTCTCGTTAATCACGGGACGCATGAGTTCAATTTTCTTCAGGGTGCCGTCACTGGCGATACCCTTCATCTTGCGGCCTTCCTCAACGAAGATATCCTTCGCCATCGACAGCCAGATCTCGCCAGATCGCTTGATCGCCTTCGCCATGTTCGTGACGTAGATCTGCGTGTGCATGTCCAGCTTGTTCTGGATCATCTCAATCGCTTTGGCGCTGATATTCGAAACGACCTTCTCGCCCTGCTCCTGATTGCCCAGAACGTCGCGCATGTCCTGTTCGGTGATCTGTAGCAGCGCCGCCATTGCCGGCGGAATCTCAGGGGCCTTCGTGTAAGCCGTCGGACCAGTCAGAGCCTGCTGCCCGTCTTGGCCCGTCACAGGGTTGATCAGCAGGTATGGGTAGTTCTTAACGTTGTCCTCGGACCACATCACCTGGTGGCCCGCGACCTGCTCAGGGAACAAGATAGGCTTAGACACGGACGACAGCGCAGAGATTTCGGCCAGCTTCGATAGCTGCATATTTTTGAGCCGTTGCGCGTCCTTCGCCAGGCGCACGTGGCCCATGAACCGTTCAATGTTGTCAATATACCAACGCTTCCCGTACACAGGCACGATCGGGATATGCTTGCCCGCGATAAAACCGCAGTCTTCGAGCACTCCGCCGCCGCTCAAGATCCACTTGTGGACCCGCTGGCGCTTGACACGCTTCTGGCGCACCTTCACCGACCCGATGGCGTCCAGCTCGGCCAACTTCTCTTCGGTGAGCTCCGAGTCAGCGTAGCGTTCTTCCTCGCCGCCCAGATCGCGGTAAACGTGGATCAACTCAGCTTTTTCTTCAACCTTGTAATATTCGCACACATACACAATATCCGGCGTGAGCCAGTCAAATTCGGTGCGCTCGATGTTTTTCTGCCACGATGCAGGCGATTCCTTGTACTGCGCCTCGTAAGCCGCTGGCGTCATCGCCGTGAGCACATACGCTGATTTCGCGTCTGCCTTGTCCTGGCGCTTGGCGTTTAGGTCAAAGAACACGCTTGAATCAGCGTCGAAGATCGGCTCGATCCTGATCCGTTGCTTTTCGTCTTCCTCGTCAGCCTCATCCTCATAAACGGTACGCAAACGCCAGGCACCGAACCCGCCGCCGACAGCCTCCTCAAACGCATTGTCGTAAGCCTCCTCGGCTCCACTGTCCTGCTCGTCAGCGCGATACAGGTCGTCGCATGTGTCGGCCAGCTTGTCGTACTCGTCGCCAGTTTTGGAGATAAAATCGACGGTTATACGGTTTGCGCGATATTCGTTAATTATACGAATAACCGAGAGGTGGATCTTATTCACCTCCATCTTGGGCCGGTTCTCGAATTGCTCAGTCAGAGGGCCTTCCCATTGAGCGCCAGCAATCGAATAGAACCGCCGATCGTCCAGCGCCTGCAATCGCTCGTTCCGGACCGCTGAGTTGATGTTGTCAAACTCGACCAGCGCCTCGTAGTGAACCGCGTTCCATCGCTCTGATTTCGTCATTGCCATTGGGTTAGCGTCTCGCGTAGGGACTGTTGACGGCTATCGGTGCCACAAATGTAGGCCGGACTATGTTTGCCCGCCTAGCGCCCTCGCAGGCGTATCTGAGCGCGTCTATGATATGATTATTCTTGTCTTCTAGCAAGGGCAGCACCAGCTGGGTCAAAGGATCGGTCTTGTAGCTATACATTGTCAGCTCGTCGATCGTATGCCGGCAACGCGGATGGACCACGATATCAAACGATTTTAGCCATTCGATCCCGTCTTCAATGGACTTCGGCCCCTTGACCGCAGCCTGAATCTTCGGGAACCCGTGCTGCCTCATATGGCTGATTGTCTCAGGTCTGGCGCTGTCAGCCGTAATCGGCCATTTCTCCGCGCCTGGCACCGACATAAACAGGCTGGGCAGATCCATGATCTCGCAACCAACCATGTGCGCTTCATAGTCGATGTAGAGTTTACGCCCGACGATGTGGCAACGCACCAAAACGGACGGATCAGATGCAAAGCCCCAGTCCGCGCCCAGCCTGAACAGCGCGTCAGCTGGTGCGTCAAATTCCTCGACGGTCCAGTTACGGAACACGCGGGATTCTGAGTTTCGCAGATAGCCGCCCATCCAGACGTGGTTATATTTTTCGGGATCACGGCTCAGATCGTAAGCCGCCTCCTTCTGGAGCACGTCAGGGAACCATGGATTGTCGGTGTAGTTAACCGTATGCAGCCGCGAATCAGGCGGCAGGTCGTCGCGCCCAAACATCTCTTCGATCGGGTCCGATTCGTGCTTCGGATTCCAGGTGAATATGATCTGCGAGCCGGGCTTACGGATCGTCGGGATCAGCGTTTCGAGCGAGGTTCTAGACACGGACTGGGCCTCTTCAACCCAGCATATGTCAATCCCTTCCATTGACTTGATCGAGTCGATGTTGTGGCGCAAACCAGCGAACAGGAACAGCGAGCCGTTCGCGCCTCTGACTTCGGTCTCAAGCGAATTGTAAAACGATGTTAGACCGATCCGTTCCGCGTCATCATCAAGCAACCGCTTAGACGAATCACGGATGGATTTCTGGATTTCACGGACGCACAAGATCCGAAGCGGTTTCGCCGCAGCCCGCAGATTCAGCGCCGTAGCAACCGATCTGGATTTGCCCGATCCGCGACCGCCTTTGACAGCGATATACCTGGCCGATTCGTCGAACAGGATCTCGGACCACTTAGGGAGCTGGATCGTCAAGCAGGGTTTCCGCTCTCTACGAATTCAATCTTCAGGCTATGATTAACCGGCCCGCCATTAGCGCCAGTAACCTCTTGATGCTTTGATTCACGCCAGTCAGCCGGGAACCTCGCGCCCATCGAACGCGACCAGATCGAAGCGTCAATCGACTTATTCAGCATCCCATCGTGACCGATTGATTCCCAATAGTTTTGGGAATGTGCGCGGGATTTCTCCATTGCGGCTAAAAAGTCTGGATTATCGTCGCACCAATTGAACAGCGTTTGCTTCGTGGAATCGAGTTCCGAAGCGATTTGCACCAACGATTTCCCCAGCTTGCCAAGCTCAATCACCCGCTCGCAATACTCGGCGCGATACGTTGTTGGACGTCCGAAAACGTAGCCTGCGGGTTTGTCGCTCATTTCTTTTTTGCCGTCTTGATATCATTGGAATGAACCAGCTTCTTAGAAGCCTGGCTGTGTTCTTTGCCTGAGTACAAAGCCGCACCCATCTTGTGAGTGCCGCCCTTCCACTCTGTCCCGTTTGGGAGATAGTGTTTGACGCCTTTCACTTGTTTGGCTTCGCCGGCTTTGCAGTCTTAGCGGCCTGCTTGAACGCCTTAGCGGTCGGCGCGCCTTTGGTGCCAGGCTTACGCATGGTTTCATCTGAGCCAGCGGCGATCCTGTTACGTTTTGCAGCGATATTTGCATAGAGACCAGGTTTCATATCAGCACTTCCACCTCTTCAAAGCTGCCTTGGCACGTTCGCCGTCTTTCGCCTTCGCCGCCACTGCGCCCATCCTTGCACAGAAACTAGCCTTGCGGCCCTTGTCTGCTTCCGTCTTCGGATTAGGCGCTGGGGCTTTCAGATTAGACCCTGTGGCTGCGTTGTATTTAGCGCGACCCTTGGCAGTCAATCCCGCACCCTGCTTAACCGATAGCTTTTCGCCTCGGCTGACAGATAGGCTGACGTTCTTAGCCATGAGTTGCCCCTAGATTGTTGGCGTAGATTACACGATCACACCATCGCCGTCAAAACGATTAGCACCGCGACGATTGCCGCCAGACCGCCGACGACGGCTGCGAGTTCTAAAATAGCTCGGATCATATCATAGCCTCCTGTTTTGGTTGTTCTGGTTTAGGTTCATCAAATAGACGGGGTTGCTTATAAGCCTGCTCAATTCGACGACACGCAATGTCAAAGTACGATTGTTCTAATTCGATACCGATAAATTTTCGGTTAAGATTGACGCAGGCGACACCTGTAGTGCCAGAACCCATGAAGGGGTCTAGGATTGTTTCGGCTTTGGGGAGGAAGCCAAGGCACCATTGCATGAGTTGGATTGGTTTTTGGGTTGGGTGTTCCTTTCCTCCATCCATGTTCATAGGGCGCATGACAAACCTTCTGGCTACCATGTCTAAATTTGTCCAAGCCAATTCAAAATCTGCAAAATCACGGCCTGCGTTGTTTTTGTCCCAAACAAGGGGTGCGCGATGGGCTGGTAAATCAAAATAATTCCCACCCCAAATTATTGCAGAAATTGCCATTGGCAAAAGCCAATCTAAATTTGCGGCCTCATCATCCCAAGATAATTTTTCAAATCCACGAGACACAGAAAGTCTATTACTTTTAGTAATCCCAATCCCATAAGGCGGATCAGTAACCACCGCGTCCACCTTGCCCAGCGTTGGCATGATCTCGCGGCAGTCGCCGTGATACAGCGTCGCGTCGCCTATCGTTTCAATCCGGCTCACGACCTGACCTCCTTATAAATCTGCCCCGTTACAACGCGGTGCATGGTGTTTTTTGAGACGCTGTACCGAACCGCCATATCCTTCAGGCTGCTCCCAGACCCTCGACGTCCTCGCTTGTACGAAGCCCGGATTTCCCGCACCTGATCAGGCGTGAGTTTCTGCGTGGATTTCTCAACGATCATAAAAAACATCCCACATGATTTCGGTGACGTGCTCGCGGCCCGTGGCGACGATAAAATTATCAAGGAATTTATCCTTAGCCTCATCGCTCAGACCGTCCAGCAGATCCTTACCGTTCACCGTGACGGTGTTTATCCAGTAGTTAGATATCTCGTCACCGTCTGGCGATGGATCGGCCTCAAACTGGATATCGACCTCGCCGTAAATTTCTAAAGTGATTGTGTCGTTCATGACTAGAAACCTCCGCAGCGGTGAACGTAACCGTTAGTCGAAACGGCAATGCCGCACTTGGTGATTGCTACGCCGTAAAAATCGGCATCCTCAAACAGCGCGATCTTAAAGCCTAGCTTTTTTAGAAACGCGGCAACGTCAGCACCATTGACTGAGTTGAACGCGGTTTCTCCCTTGGCTGGCAGATAGCCTTGATCGTCTGCCAAAATCTCAATGTCGTTTTTGGTGATGGTCATTTCGCTCTCCCAAGCGTTAGATGGTGGTGGGGGTGGTTAGCCCCTATGCTGCGAGTTCCGCGTATTTTTTCAGGCGCTCAAGGATTTCGATGTGAGCCAGACCGGCCTCATTGACCCACTCGGAAACCGAGAAATCCTTGAGGTAGCAGACGTAGACCGAGACAGTCTCGTACTGGTTAGCTGCGGGGTTACTGAAGATGAAATACTGGTAGCCTTCGCCACGCACTAGCTCTAAGGGGATGCCAGCTTTGGCGATGGCAGCGTTAACGCGAGAAAAGGTGGTCATGGGGTGGTCTCCGTAGGGTTAGTGGGATTATTTCACGTCACCGTATTGGCGATCCATTGCCGCAACTAAATCACGCAACTGGGTTGGGGTAATATGAACCCACTCATTACCATTATGGATAGCAATGGAATAGAGGTCGTAATCACCATAAGGAATGGTTCTGAAATAAGCAGTAACATTTGTGTCGCTGTCGATACGTGCGAAAAATAGGTCTTTCATGATGCCCTCCCAGGCGGTTTGTTCCGATAAAAATACCCTACCCTACGCCCGATTTCCCGTCAACAATTTTTTTCTGTATTCGTTGACAGCATCGACGATCAGCTTCGCCTCGTTTTCGTTGCCGACTACGCAGACCAGCCAGCCTCGGCTGTCTCTCACGACGAAATCGTCCCATCTCAGTTGCTTTTCGTAGGTCCACATGGTGATTTTCCCGTTTATTGAATGATTTCAGTTTGTTAACGGTCCAAAAACAGAGCGTTAACACGTTTGTTAAGCGTAAGTGTATGATTTTTAACAGGTTCTAACAACTTAACACTTTTAACGCTTTTATATATATATATAGAGAGAAATGGATTTTGTAATTTTTTTTCCTCCGTATTTTTTCCCTATAGATACTATGTTTTTAGCGTTAAACCGTTAACTCGTTACATCCTGAATAAATTCAACGGGTTACACATAACATTAAGTTAACGTTTTAACGGTTTTCCGTCAGATTTCCACAAAAACGGCCCGCGACACGCTTCCAGTGAATCCAAAGTACATCGCGGCCTGTGCGCGAGATTTTGGAAGCCGCCGTAAAATTTTGGACCAATTTACAGACCAAGGTGTTCCGCGAAGCAATCTTTTGATCCCGTCAGCCGTGTTCGAAACGTAAATTCCGTCCGGCTCCACCTTAAATCCGAGCCTCGCAAGCGCCAGTTTCGCAAACTCCATCGACCCATAATCCTCTCCACGACAGGTCTGGACCAGCTCGCCAATCGCCTTTTTCGTGCCGCCTTTATCCAGCGGAACATCGACGATCTGCTGCATCAGAAAGTCCAATAAGAGCCGCTCATCAGACTGCGATTGCACCTCCTCTCGCTGCTCTGACATATCGAAATCATGCAGCCAATCACGCGCCTGATCGAAGGAAACCAGACCATCGTTTGTAAGGCTCCACGCGCCCGCCAGAAGCGCACCGATCTGATCGCCCGCTCGTTGCTCGCCTAGAACCCCCGTGGCCGCTGTGGCGAACGTGGCGCTGTTTGCCCGCACGTTAACCGCCTGATCTATCGCCCTAGCATAAAACCGCGTGATGAATTGTTCGGTGAGCACCTCCGCTTCGGTGGCGAGGATCTCCGAAAATTCGTGATGCTGACGGCTGGCCTTTAGTTCGATCACGGTGACACGGCTGCGGTCTGACTGCTGCACCAGCGTCGCGTTTATCGACGAAAACGCGAAACACGACCTGATCTGAAACGATGCAGCCTGGCCGCTTACAGACCCCTTGGCGATCTTACCGCCTGATTCGGATGACGACTGGCGTACCAGCGCAAGGATACGCTGTAGGCGATCTGTAGCGCGTGTGTCTTCGCCCTCGGCCTCGTCGAACAGCACGGGTAAGGCGTCATGCTTAAGCGACTGGCGAACCCCTGCCTCGGTGGTCTCACCGACGACAAACAGACAGTTATCGCCTAAAACCGGGCGGATCACCTTAGACATAACGTGCGTCTTACCTGACCCCTTAGAACCCACGACCCAGATGTGAGGTCTCCAGCCTAGAACGCCGCCGATGTGAGCGCAGACCGTCCAGCCGGCGATCAGGAGCGCGTCAAGATCGTTCTCCCACGGCATCATGGTGACAAGATCGAGGAACCGTTTCGCCTCGCTGGCAGATAGCGGATTGTCGATTTCGGCCCGCATAGGCAGGCCCTGCTCATAGATAAACCGTGATCTAACCGCGACAGGTTTGGTTGGTTTCTGATTTATAAACACGCAGTCGCCTAGATGGAGCACGGTCCTGCCATCGTCCCACCAGGCCCCACGTCCGCGCAGCATATCCGGCGAGAAGATCCCTTTCAGTTCGCAGCGTCTCATCATAGAATTCATCGCTAGATCCCAGTTCGCGCCGGTCTTGGTGGGAAATTCACGCTCCCAATAATTCAGATCAGCGATGGAACAGAGGTTCGCCTTTGAGTGCTGACTAGGGGTAAGAGCGACGACTTGCTGCGAGCCGTGGGCGAGGTAATAATAAATGCCGCCGTTAAAACCCATGTGTTTAAATGGCGCGTCGTCCTGCGGCGGTTCGTTCGGACGGATTGCCGGCACGGGTATCTCAGCCTGGACGATCAGCCGCGCTAGGTCGGCCCGTGTTCCGCCGTTAGCGATCCAGTCAGCGACGTCACCCTTAGCCGGCAGATCAGGCAGGCGAACGATACGAACGCGGCTGGCGCGGCCCGTGAGCGCCTCAGAAACGATTCTGGCGTGGCTTTCGCCTGGCTCGTCGTTGTCGGGCAGGATCACGACGTCGCGGCCTGCTAGAGCTGCGGTGTAGTTTTCCTGCCACTTACCAGCGCCGCCGGGATTACAGGTGGCGACGATCCCGATCGCGGCGAGGGCTATGACGTCCTTCTCACCCTCGACGACACAGACCAACTTGTCGGTCGCATAGACTGACGGCAGATTAAACAATATCCGCTCGGACGCAGGCACCGACCAAATCCACCCGCCGTCACCGTCTGGGCGGCGTTGGCGAAAATCCTTCGGCTCGTAACGCACGACCTGAAGTTTGATCTCGCCGGTTTCAGGATCGACATAATCATAGGTCGCGACGATGGTTTTTTTAACACGTTCGGTCTGACGTGTTAACGGAATCGGTTTTTCGTTAACGTGTTCCGGCCATAGGTTGCGGCGTTTAAGCGCGTCGATCACCGCAGCCTGATCGCAACCAGCATGGCAGCGGACTAAGATTTTCCCGTCGTCCCCGTCACTGATCGAGAGCGACGGGGTTTTGTCGTTATGTGCTGGGCAGCACGCGGTAAAGCCTGTTTGTGTGCGCGTATGCCTCCCCAGGCCGACCGCGATTTGCTCTGCATTCATCCGATATGATCCCTCAGTTTTTGTAATTGGGCGAGCCTCGGTGCTGGTGGTTTAGTCCGACCAGACTCCCAGTTCCCAAGGGTTTGCACCGTAACACCGATCTCTTGGGCGAATACGATTTTTGTTTTATCGCCGCGTAGTAATTTAAGATCGTCTGGCGTCATGGCCGATTCCCGCCGATAGATGTCAGCCATCGGTTTACACTGTCATGATACGCAATGGTGGCCTGTTCCAGCGCGTCCATAGCCCGAATATTCGCCTCCCGCGCCGCGTCGTAAACGGCTCTGGCGGTTTTCCACGTTTCCACATAGTCAGACACAGGTTGATACCCTGCCTCGGTGGCGGCGGCGTCCCAGTCCTGTTGGTCGGTCATCGCTTGCCCTCCTTGGGCTGTAGGGCGGCGTAGGCGATCCGGCGCAGGCTTGTATGGTGACCGCGAATATATTCTGCCGGATCAATATCTCTTGATGCAGGCTGATCGGGCACATGCGCGTTTTGGATTGTTTCCAACGCTTCCCGCAGCCGCTCGATCTCTGCCTCTTGGGCCTCGCGGGCTAGTCGTGCGACTTCCAGCGAAAAATTTTTTCGTGCGTCATCTTTGATTACGCGGAACGCCTCGTCTACCCGCGCCTGGTCTATCTGTTCGTAATTCATACCGTAAACCCCTTTTCGTAAGCCAAACAGACAACCTGTTCAGCGGTTAAAACACCCTTGCCGTCCAC